ACAGAAGCGTTGTTGTATGTCAGAACCTTAACCAGTACTTAACTAATGCGGTTACTTGGCAATAATAGGAGCATATAGATCATGGCAATATCAAGAGCACAACTAGTTAAAGAACTAGAACCAGGCCTAAATGCACTATTTGGGCTGGAATACAAAAGGTATGAAAATCAGCATGCTGAAATTTATACTGAAGAATCAAGTGACAGAGCTTTCGAAGAGGAAGTAATGTTATCTGGATTCGCAAACGCGCAAGTGAAAGGTGAAGGTGCAGGCGTATCTTTCGACCAAGCACAAGAAACTTTCACAGCGAGATACACTCACGAGACTATGGCTTTAGCATTCGCGATCACTGAAGAAGCGATCGAGGATAACTTGTATGACAGACTTGCGTCTAGATATACAAAAGCTTTAGCTAGATCAATGAGCAACGCAAAACAAGTAAAAGCAGTTGAACCTTTAATTAATGGTTTACCAGGTGTAAACACTTTCTTATCAGGTGACGGCGAGTCTTTATTTGGTGTTTCTCACCCTACGATAGCGGGTACTTTCCAAAATACCCTAACTACGCAGGCTGATCTTAACGAAACTTCGTTAGAACAATCTTTGATCGACATCGGTCAAATGACTGACGAAAGAGGTCTTAGAGTTGCAGCAAGAGGAGTAAAAATGATTATTCCTTCTGAGCTTCAGTTTACAGCTGAGAGACTTATGAAGTCTCAAGGTAGAACTGGAACAGCTGATAATGACATTAACGCAATCGCGTCAATGGGAATGATTCCTCAAGGATACAGAGTGAATAATTACCTAACTGACACTGATGCGTTCTACATCATTACAGACGTGCCAAACGGCATGAAAATGTTCACAAGAGCTCCATTAACGACTGCAATGGAAGGTGATTTCGATACTGGCAACGTTAGATACAAAGCTAGAGAAAGATACAGCTTCGGCGTATCAGACCCTAGAGGTATCTTCGGTGTTGAAGGTGCGTAATCAATAATTTTTTGTGGCGGGACATAGTCTCGCCACAATCATAAAATAAACGGTGAGATTCATGAAAAAATTTATAGTAAATATTTGGGCCTATAACCATCACGCAAAATTTGAAGTGTTATCTGAAGATAACGCAGAATCCCTAGAAAATGCAATCCTTGACAAACTTGGAGAAAAGAGTATAAAATGGGAAGATCTTGGAATTAGTTATGATGACAAGACTAACAGAATAACTTATGAGGAAGTTATCTATGATACAAGACCTATACAAACAAAAAAGGTCCTTGGAGTTGAAGTGGGAACAGGAGCATCTATCTAATGGTAGATATACTCTTGAAATGGTCCGAATCGATGACAAAGTTAAAGAAGTCATCACAAAGATCAAGCTGGAAGAAGCAGCTATTGCCCACAGGCAGAATACTATTGAAGGTGCCGCTCCACAAGTTTCAGTAGCTACTTAATAAAAAAGCTACATCGTTGAATAAATTCAATTCACACTACAGGCTCTCTTGCACTCTACTAAAATCTAGTATATAGTTTTATTACTATACAAATTAATTAGAACATAGACGCGTATAGTCGACGGCCTAGAGACTATGTTCGGAAACTAGGAGGATATAATTATGGCAAATACTACATTTTCGGGACCGGTAAGATCAGAAGCTGGTTTTCAAGTCGCGACTAAAAATACAACAACAGGTGCATTCACAACTAGAATGAGTTCAGGTATGCCTGACTTAACTGGTTTAGCAAAAGCAGACGTAGCAACAGGTGCTGGTTTTGCATTTGCAGCAGACACTATAACAATTGTAAACTACACAGGTGCAGCCGCAGCAAGCACTACATTACCTGCAGCAACAGCAGGAACAGTATGTGTTTACATGCAAGCAGTTGATACAACTGGTGGAACTAACACTTTAACTTTTGATTGTGCAGGAACTGACGTTTGGGCTACTGGTTCAGTTATTGAATCAAGATCAGGCGGAGAAGCAGATGTTGATATTTCTACAGCAGGTGAAACTCAATTAGTTTTCACAGCAGCTAACGCAACAACAAACTTGTTGACTGTTGGTGGACAAATTGCTTTCATTTGTTACGAAACAGGCACTTGGCATATTGCATCATCATTAGCGAGAGAAACAACTCAAACTACTGGTGCATTTGCATTTGCAGCGTAATAATTAATTAGTGTGGGGCTTCGGCCCCACATCTTAATTTTAAGGAGAAAATATGGATTCAGACCAAACAACGTTAAATAAAACTACGGGTGCAATATCTGTTTTAAGAGCAGCTAGAACAAGAGTTACTTCTATTCAAGGTAGAGGTGAAGCAGGTTCTGTTTTACTTTTACATGATGCAGCGGCAACAAGTGATGCAGGTGCAGGTAATTTAAAAGCAACCTATAAGTTTGAGACAGAAGGATTAGAGGTTTATATACCTGGTTCTGGTATTTTGTTTGAAAACGGAGTTTGTGCAACTTTAACACAAACATCTGGTTCAGATGGAAGCGTTACCATGACAATTACGGGAGCGTAATAAATGGCTAATACAACTTCGGGCACAACTACATTTGATAAAACATTTGCTATTGATGAAATAATAGAAGATGCTTTTGAACGTATTGGATTAAATTCTGTAGCAGGTTATCAACTTAAATCTGCAAGAAGATCTCTTAATATTCTTTTTCAAGAGTGGGGTAATAGAGGACTTCACTATTGGGAAGTAGGAGAACTAGATTTAGATTTAGTAGAAGGACAAGCTGAATATAAATTTTTTAGAGCTGCCGCTGATGGCACAAGTGCTACATCAAATCCAAATGGTATTTATGGAATATCCGATGTCCTTGAAGCACAATTAAGAAATAATAGAACGGCTGTAACTCAATCAGATAGTCCTATGACTAAAGTAGATAGATCTACTTATGCAGGTTTTTCAAACAAACTTTCAAAAGGCACACCTAATCAATATTGGGTCCAAAGACTTATTGATCATGTTAGTATTAGTATCTATCCAACACCAGATGCAACTAATGCTTCTAAAGATATGCATTTTTATTATATAAAAAGAATTCAAGATATAGGTGATTATACTAATGCAACAGATGTACCTTTTAGATTTGTACCATGCATGATATCAGGATTAGCATATTATTTATCACAAAAATATGCACCACAACTTATGCAAGCTATGAAACTTGCTTATGAGGATGAATTAGCAAGAGCATTAGCAGAAGATGGTTCTGCTTCTAGCACATATATTACACCAAAAGCATACTACCCAGGAGCATAATGTCTAGATACGCAACAGGTAAATACGCAAAAGCAATATCAGATAGATCAGGTATGGAGTTTCCATATAGAGAAATGGTTAGAGAATGGAATGGTGCATTTGTTCACTTTACAGAATTTGAACCAAAACAACCACAATTAGAACCAAAACCAAATGGTGCTGATGGTGTTGCATTATTAAATACAAGAACAGATAGAAATGAACCACCAACAGCAATTCTTTTACCAAAAAATCCTTTTACAGTAACAAATGGCAGTGCAACTTTAACTGTAAGTTTACTTAATCATACTTTAGAAGTTGGAGATTTTGTTTTATTTTATAACCCAGCTAGTAATGATCCTACACAAAGTTTTAATTTAGGAGCTAATCTTTTTCCAATATTTGCAATAGCAGATGCAATAACAGCTTCAGCAACAACTGCTACGTTTGATTCTAATACAAATTTTCCTGCAACAGGTTTTTATTTTATACAAAGTGCAACTGCACCAAGTTCAACAAATCCTGATTATGTCCCTGTAATTCAAAGAGAAGTTATACAATACACAGGCACATCTGGAGCACAAACTATAACAGGTTTAACACGAGGCACTAATGCACCTTTTAGAGGTCAAACACCAGAAAGCACAACAGCAACTGCACATGCTATTGCTAATGTTTTTCCAGGTTTAGAAATACAATCTGTAACTACAAGAACAGAGAATACAGGTGCTATGCCAGCTACAAAAACAGTTAATACAGGCTTCACTGTTACCTTGCCTTATAACGCAGTTGGTAATATAACAGGTGGTGGAGAAAACATTTATGTTAGTCCAATGATAAGAGGTATATTATGATAAGTTATATTTGGAATAAAATTAAAAATATATTTAAACCTAAAAGACAAGAATCTGTTGTTTTACAAA